TATGCGAACAAAGTCCAAGGCCAGAGCTTTGGCAGCATCCGCAAATCTTGATCTGTTGAGATCCAGAAGGTTGTCATGCCCGTTTTTCATCGCCCACTCTTTAGCGGTCCTGGGATCGTAGCTCAAGACCTTTGTGACCCTGATACCCACGCCCTGGGCGGGCTTCTTGCTGCCGGTCTCCTGATAGGCAGCCAAAGTCATCTCTCTGAGCCGGGCCTCCTCCTGAGCACAATCGAATGATGCCTCGCATTTGGCCTCGATCAGGTCCTTGTGCTGCTGATTGAATACCACCTGAAGCTCGTGGAGCTCCTGGGTCCTAGACTCCATGGTGGCCCGGAGCTCACGGACCTTCTGGATCTGCTGTTCCAGGGCAGTCAACGGGAATGGTAGATAGGCATCCATTTCAGACCACGCCCCTGATCATCGCTTTGAGATGTACGGTCTGCGACACCCTTTTCCGCTGTCTTTGACAGTCGTTGTAATCTCTGCAGGTGGCGGCAGTGCATTCGACATCATCGAAATCGCCGCCACATTCGGCATATAATGTATCCTGTCCGATCATCTCCGCGATCAGAGACAGTATGGTTTTGAGCTGTGCATCCATCTCAGACCACCGCCTTCTGCTCAGGGAACCACTCTCGGCAGCTCCGGCATATTCTGGAGCCATTGTGGGCCTGGACTGGGAGCCTCTCTTTTCCACAGTGCGGGCAGGTCGTGAACTTTGGGTACATAGCGTTCATCATCCCCCCGGCCTTCTGTACGGTTCGCAATACCACGTAGCCCCGCGCCTCCGCGGGCACATCTTTCAGCATGCGATCGATCGCTCGATCGCAGGCTTCCGATTCACTGATCTTTTTTGTGGCCATGTTCAACTTGCCTCTATCCATTGCATGCTTTTCATGTATGCATTGCATGCTATATATGCTTTGTGGTATTTGCATGCAACGACTATGATCGATACATTGCAAATAATGTTCGACAATTGGCGAAAGTATATATAGTATAACACGTAGCTATTGAATGTGATGTGTATGGCAGGGACAACGTCTATCAGGATGTCCAAGGACACGAGGGACCGGATAGCCAACTTTGGAAAGGCGGGAGAATCGCTGGAAACGGCACTTATCCGGGTGTTGGATATCGCGGAAGAATGTGAAAAAAGGCGGGCGGCACAATGAGTATTAGTAGCAAAAGAGAAACGCGAGTCGAATTAGGAATTTCGCGCGCATAGATTGTTCTATTTTACCAGAATTCCTAACTCGATGCGCAAAGGCTATATATTTTCAGAGAAAAGCATCCATATGCCTTCTGAAAAATATAGCGAAAGATCCATCCAGGTCATCTTTCCCAGCCCCGAAGAATGCAGATTATGGCTGCAGGATGCCCTTAAGGCGGGCATGCCGTTCTCGAAATATATCCTCGAAATGGCCCGCCGTGGCCGGGAAGGGGAAGCCGCCAGGCCGCTCGACCAGTCCCGAGAGCTTGAGAAGATGAGGGAAGAACTCGCACGGCTCAGGACCTCGGAGGGAGAGCTCCGGAAGCTCTATGAGGCCTCTGAAGGCGAGCTTTTCAGGCTCCGGCATTCTTCGTATGCGGCCTCGCCAAATGGCCTCCAGGAGCCTTCTGAGCGACTTGTGGACGCACTGCAAGGGGCCGCACGGCCCATGAGCAGCCAAGAACTTCTCAAATCGTTGAATGTCGATGTCCGGGACATTGCGGCTATGAAACTCCTCCTGGGCCAGCTCCAGGCCCTGAGGGATATAGGGCTGCTGGAGGAGACACCCATGGGGTGGAAGTGGGTCAAATAGAAAACTATAAATATAGGTACGTACCTATAAGTATATGCGCAGAACGCGCAGGACTGAGAAAAATGGAAAGCCTACAAAGTGGTGCAAAAGCTATTGTAAAGCCAACGAACGATGCTCGCAAGGAGATCATGAGAATCTTTAGAGGGCTCGATGAGAGAAGCAGAAATACAATATTCGTCAATATTTGGACAGGAGAAGTCCAGAGCTATGCGTATTACAGATCTGACAAGGGCGAATACCTACAAAATCAGCCAACCGATTGCTACGAATTCCATATGAATAAGCCAAAGGCATTCGCTACCTATGAGGATATCGATGCTCAAATCGAAGAGCAATATGCTTTAGCTAAAGATGCCATATCTGACGAACTCAAGATCTTGCATAGCGAAATTGGCAGGGAGATGCAAATCTGGGAAAGCTCCCAAGAATTTAATCATAGCCAAACGGCCATGATCGAGAGGCTCGCAGAACTGGAGGGCAACTAATGCCCTCTCTTTTTCGCGCTACCGTGGGCCTGGATCAGCCCTCCTGGGAATGGCATAAGCGCAATCCTGGCCGGCTCAGCCGACTTGCTCAGAAAGCGGTACATTTTGAGATCGCCCTGGATGCCTTGCCAGACAGCGCAAAGGACGATTGCTTTGAAGTTGTAGCCGCAGCATTCTTCGATGGCATGGCGCTGAATGGAGCTTATGGCATCACGAATCTGGACATCGTCCAGCATGAGGCCACAGACGAGGAGATGTGCCTGGATGCCAATGCCTTGGGCGTTCCTGTTGAGAAGCTTCTGGATGTACTACAGGATCTCTTTGATATCGAGCTGGAGGCTACCCTAAGGCGAAAGGTGGTTCTGCGAAATGCCCAGGCCTGACATCCTCGCCCGGTTCCGCCAGGACCTCCGTCTCAGAGGCCGCGGTACCTGTGCCCTCCGGACCTATTCCGCGCAGATGCAGCTCTTCCAAGCCTGGCATAAGAAGGACCTGCGGGATATTTCTCAGCCCGATCTCAAGGCCTACCTGGGCCATCTCCGAGCCAAGCAGCTCAAGACGGCCAGCATAAGCCAGGCCTTTACCGCCCTGGGGGCATTCTGCGATTTCCTGGTGGAGGAGGGCGAGATGGATGCGAACCCCCTCCCAGCCTTCAAGAAACGCTACCTCCAGCAGTATAAGGCTGGAGCGGACCGGGACGAGAGGCGCTGTATCACGGTGGATGAGGCTGCCAGGATCATCATAACCGCCCTGGACTCCAGGAAGCAGGCCATAATCATCCTGCTGGCGAAAACCGGGGTGAGGGTCAACGAGCTTGCGGCACTGGACGTAGAGGACATAGATATTGGGAAAAAAGAGCTGGTTCTGAAGCCTACGCCGAAAAGGAGCAACAGAGCCCTGTTCTTCGACGACGAAGCAGCCCGGCTCCTAACCCGGTGGCTATCCGTCCGGGAAGCCCAGGGCCATCCGCCGGGCAGTGGCCCCCTGTGGACGTCTTTCGAGTATACTCGTCTCCACGACAGGGGGATCGAGAATATAGTGGCCAACAGCTCGCGGCTAGCGGGGGTAGGAGACCCCGCCCTGGGGAAGGACCACATCACGCCACACTATTTCCGCGTCTTTTTCACGACGCATCTCCTCCGGGCAGGCATGCCCAGGCACTACGTGCAGGAGCTGAGGGGAGACTCAGGTGGCGCGGCGATCGATGTCTACACGAGGATCGATCGAGAAGAGCTACGAAGTAGCTACATGGCGCATGTGCCTAGGCTGGGAGTCTAGCAAAACTTTTTCTATAGCCTCGGCGAAAAAGTGGTTGCATGATGCAAACCCCCGAAGAAACAGACTGGGATAGGTATTATGCCGATGCGGAGCCCCATTCGCAGAGACAGTTCGATACCCACTTCTTTCCAGAACTACACAAATTAGATCTGTCAGTCGTGCTGGATTTCGCATGCGGCCGCGGCCGCATAGCGCAACATTTCTTGCCACATTGCAGAAAGATGATCCTGATAGACGTTAATCGAGAGGCACTAGACTTCTGCAAGCAAAGGCTAACAGGAAACACCCAATATGCCACGAGCCTAGATTCCGTCCTAGATAGTTCCGTGACTTTCCTCTATTCTTGGGATGCTATGGTTCATTTCGATGTTCCACGGTTGGTTCACTATTTCGGAGAGTTCGGTCGCGTCTTGGCGCCGGGTGGCATCGCCATGATCCACCACAGCAACCTAGTCTGCGGAGCCGACGACTGGCTACAAAATGTCCATTGTCGGGCGAAAGTGTCCGCTGCTGACGTGCGCAAGATATGTGACAACTTTGGATTGCAGGTCACATCTCAAAAATTAATCGCCTGGGGGGAGGCGCCAAACCTTGACTGCATTACTATGTTCATTGGGCGAACACCATAGTGTGCTCCTCGACCGAATTGGCACCGATCTTGTGCACCGCAGCCGTAACATATCCAAGAACCTGGTTCCCATGTATCAGGTTAACATCACATGAGCCCGATACCTGCGCTTCACCTATCCCATAGGTCATCCTGCGAGGATTGTGGATATCCTCTACATAGTTGTCCGATACGGTATTGTATTTGCACTCACCGTCCGCGGAAGAGATCATCAGGATACCTTCCCTCTGGTTGGCTGATTCTCCTCCGTCGACATTATTATAGAGAGAATTGCCCTTCACAGAGCAGGAGTAGCACGAATCTAGCGCTATTCCGGACTTGTATGCAAATGATATGACATTGTCAACTATGGGGCAGAATTCGCATAGCCAGGCGGATAACCCGTAATCTGTGACCGTGGTATGGATCGTATTACCCCGGACCGTAACAAGTTTGCACCGATACAAATTGATAGCCTCTTTATATGTATTTCTGATAGTGTTGTCGGCCACCAAAATATCAAATGCCATACCATCACCAGTGCCGGTGCCTGCTATCCCTATTCCAAATGTGCTGTAAACTGTCTTGATATCATTGTTGGTAATTCTGGATCCAAGGTACTTAGCCATTGTGATGCCAAACATTCCACAATTTCTGATGGTGTTGTGGTGAATGTCACAGTTATCCCCGGCTCCCGTAATGGCAATGCCCGCCCCATTGGCGGACGACCCAGTGTTATCATAGCAATCGGTTATGTAATTGTTCTCTATCACCGTGTTGTTAGTTCCATCACAACCTATCCCATCTTTATAAGAGTTCTGGATCTGTAGATTACTAATTGTGAGATTATCGCCGGTTAGAAGTATTGGAGGATTTATATTGGTATTTGCGGATCGATTCGCATCCAGTATACCCCCTCTGCGAGTAGCACTGGTAATCGATATGTTATTCTCGGTGGAATAGATGATCGGAGATGTCGCATCGCCTTTTGAGATAGTTCCGTTTATCTCGATTACAGTGTATGCAGCCGGAATTATGGCCGCGGCTATGACCAAGCTTCCGACGACGACGACTTTTTCATACCAAGTCCTGGATGCTGTGAGAGCTGCTATGGCGGCATTCACTTGCACTTCATCGGCTACGCCATCGGTTTTGAAATCGCACCAATCATATGGTCCAACTATCTTCTCCTGTTGTGATGGCCCAAGGCGAACATCCTTAGCTATGCACACATTTCTGATATAAGCATTCACTATTGATGTTGCACCAGCTGGTACGAGGACCTCTGCCAAGACTATGCCGGAAGTACTACTGAAATCAGCCGGATAGGGCTCCTCGTATTTCTGCCATGTAGTTTCCGCGGTAGGTTTCACCGCGCGGGCCGTGCCTGCTAAGACCGCTATCGTGCCGGAAGAGTTCAGGTAGACGACATCAATCCTGGGCTTCGTGGCATCCGCCGCGCCGATAACGACATTTGTCGTGGTCAGCTTTTCGCCGAATGCACCGGCTAGGACATACTTGAAAGCCCCGACGTCCACGGACATGTTGGCTCCGGCTCCCCGCTGAGATATTGCTGGCTCCTGGCTTGGGATGACGTAGTAGCCTCTAGAGGCTTTGAGCATCGCCACCAGGTGGATGTCCCGGAATGTGTGATCCCTAAGTAGCGTATCGATCATCGATGTCATCAGTTCAGCCTCCGAAGGGCTTCGATGAGGCTAGCCTGGCGGTCCTGGATCGATGCATTCCCCGCTACCAAGTCCGGCTCCATATGTTTCACATTCTGGAAAGCCATGTCCAAATTCTGCTCAGTATAAGGAACTTGCAAGATCAACAGATCGTGCATAGCTTCCGTGAGCCATATCAGGCGATTCACCTCAGCCACCAGGCCGGGGGCAAGCTTCTCCAGTATGGCCGCCTTTTGCTTATCGAGCTTCATAGGTCCCTCAATGCTTTTTCTTTGGCCTTTTCAGGCTTGAAGATCGCAGGCATGTGGATTTCTACTTCCCTGTTGAGTCTGGGATCTTTCTTGGCCATTCTCTCCTTTCTTTCGGCTTCCAGGCGGCAAGCTTGGATGTGCTTTGCGGCCATTGCCTGAGTTTGGACCAGGTTGCCGCGCGAGTCGGTTAGACGATAGCGAACTAAAAGACGCCTGCATTCTGGTGATCTGGGGTCCATGTCGTATACTGAAAATAGCGCATATGATCCCACGGTGGAATCGTACCCCTCCCCTTCCTGAATCCAATAACGGTTCTTTCCCAAATACCGCGCGGGAACGGGATCACCGTTCTGGTCGTCCGCCCCCATCCGACTCTGCAGATTGTACTCATTGGCCCATTCAACAACTTTCTTGAATGATGCCAGAGTGATCGAAATTTCGTCGATCTCCGGCACGAAATTAACGTCCGGCAATTTGAATTCGCTCATAGAATACCTCAGCACATAAATATTTTTATATTGTTTAGCAAGCTATTATCAAAATGTACTTTTCCATGGCAAGAACGGCAAAGCGGCACTAGATACCACCGTTTGCCATTACATCCTTGCTCTTTATCGTGGTCAACGTGGTGAATTGCGTGTCGTTGGCCATTATCTTGCTCAGTTTTTCCACATATAGCACATTTTCGATCATAAGCGTCACGGACTTCTTCTTTGAGCTGATCATTGAATTTAGGGCAATATGGGAAAAATGAAATCCCGCCTCTCCAATTTGGGTGATTCGATCCGCTCATTTTTTCTTTCCATACAGCGGATTTTTTTGAACCCCGCAATCCAGCGATCCGCGCTGCCTCAAATTCGGATGTGCCGCGTATGAGGGCCAAAGTGCTTGATGGATTCTTGCGCCCTTTGTGAGCCTCGCTTAATTTCCGTTTTGTCTCTTCGGATCGTTTCTTTCCACGATTTTTAGCACTGATTTTTTCTATTATCTCTTTGGGGCGGGGTCCTCTTTTTTCCCCGATATGTGCTTTTGAGAGTTTTTCGCGCAAATCCGGGTGTGAATCGAATCTATGTTTTGCCGCGTCCGGATGATCTTCGTAATATTTTCGCAAAGCATCGCTTCTTTTCTTTCGGGTTGCATCGGTGGGAATTATGCCTTTATGACTTTCGCTAAGTCTTTTCCTAGTTTCTTCTGAAGCATGACCACCCTTTCTCAAACTAATACATCTCCTGTCATGTATATCCTGATTAGATGCTGGCAGGGAGTCAGGAAACTCCTTTTCGGTTGGCCAACCTATCCAGCGGACAATGATTCATTCGAAACTATTTATATCTATCGCGTCTCTGCTATTCTGTTTTAAAACGCACTCACGATCGCGTTGACAGATATTTGACCACTCACCGAGCACCGAACGGGTCCAGTGCCCCCCCATTCAGTTAGTGTTATTTCTATCGTGTTTTTTTGTCCAACTACCACCAAATTGGAAATATCAACTGAAGAAATTTCGTCGCCAATGTAAAGACCGGTTCCCCCATCGCCTGAGAAAGGAGCGCCAGGAACCCGGATGCCATTGACCAATATGTCCAATGTCAGGTAGTGGACAGAGTTCCCGGTCCCATACTTCTTCTTCAGCCCCTCCAGGATAGCATCTGCCTCAGGATGAGCAGAAGATCCCGCCCTGGTGTTAGCCGATTTGACTTGCTCGGTATGGGACTGTGCCCCCGCCTCATTGGTATAATGGCCGGGCATGACATGGGTATGAGTGCTCGAAGCAACCGCTACAGTAGACGCATAGCCGACAGAATGCTGATGACCGCCATGAGAAGACACTGCGTAGGCCAAAGAGTATCCATGGGTATGAGACGGAGATCCGCCGCCCCAGGTATAGGCGGTGGTTGTGGATATAGAATGCCCGTGGCTGCCTCCTGAGGAGGTATAAACCCCAGTGCCTATCGTGGTGGATGGACTGCCAGCTACCCCGGTCTGCTGAGGCACGCTATGGGCCGTCATGGGGTTGGAAGAAGTCTGGCCTCCTCCATAGCCCCCATGTGACCCGACGTTGCTATGAGAAGTTGTTGGCGTCCTCGAGCTGAGGATGCTGGAGGTATACCAGCCGACCTTTATGTGCAGCAGAACCATGAAGGGAAAGTTGGGATCGATCTCCCCCGAACCTATTGTCTTATCGCCGCTTGGCTTGATGCTGTCGTCGGTGGAGGCCAGGAGGAACTGATGGGATATGCTCTCGTAGCTGTCGATGTTGGTCTCGGGCAGGCTCCAGCTCCAGGCGTTCTTGGTGTGGCTGCCATAGAAGCTGGAGAGGATATTTTGAACCTCTTCCCCAGCCCTCAAGAGCTCTGAAAGCGTCCTGAGCCTTTGGCCTACCTCCAGGACCATATCCCCCGCTGGTCGCTGCTGGACATGCTTGATCCGCTTGTAAATTGGCTGGTGGCCGACCCGGTGGATGGCTACATAGTTGCCTACCGCCTGGCTCCAATCCTGGTCCATGGCCCTGACCCGGTATATAGTCGGATCCTGACAATCGCTGAATACCTTCTCGGTTGCCCCATCGAGCATTGCCCCAAAAAGCCCGCCAGACCTGTAGACTCCTTCCCTCCACACCCCTTGAGTCGTAAGATCGATTGCAACGGAGCACTGCTGAGTCATCCCCGATCCGGCCCCCTGGCCGAGAAGGGCCTGCAGCTTCCCCAGGCCGTCCATCTGGTCCACTGTGATCTCGGCGTTCTTGCCTTCGATGTAGGCGGTGACGGGCTCCGATGCACTCCCTTTCCCTACGGCCGCCGAAGCATCCAGATAGGCATGGCCATCTTTCTCGTAGCGTATGGTCCATTCGAGCCCACCGGCCAGGACAAGGGCCTTGATCGAGGGGAAAATGACGTTCGCCCCTATCTCATAGCAGACGGGGAAAGTTGTGGCCCCGGTGCTGATAGTCCCAAGCCTGACCAGAGTATCTTTGAAATTTGTTATGAGAATCAGATGGTAGTCCGGGCTCCTTCCATCGGTGCATTCTATATAGAGATCGGTCGCGTCTTGATACCACCCTCCACCTACATGGGGCCCAGGTCCTACAGCCGGCAGGGCTGTAGCGTCCTGATATACCGTCGAAACGGTCCCGAATCGTGATCCTGTGCCCGCGCCGGTCAGCTTGTAGATATTCAGGGCATGGTGCACAAACGATCCTCGAGGGATCAGGCCGTTCGCCATGGCCAGAAGGCCTACGACAGATCCGCCCATGTCAGATGCCAGCATAGAGTTGAGCGTCGTCCCCGCTGGATAGCGGTAGAACTGACCGATCCTCTCTTCCAGAAGGGCTTCAGCAGAATCCAGAGTGAGCGTGTCGTATTCTTTCTTGGATTCATCCAGCTTTTTTATATGTCCCAGGAGAATGATTTTACCTCTTCTGGTGACTTTGGCTGTTCCCCTGGGATCCAGTCCGCTTCTCTTCTCGATTTTAGAGACGAACTTCCTAGGCTTATCTAGGTATTCGTCGTAGGTGGGCAGCTCCACCATGGCGGGCTTGACGACCTGGCCGTCCGGGTTGGTGATGGTGATTTCGAGATCAGAAGACATAAGGAAACTCCAAATATAATAAAAGCCTATAATGATCTATGCAAGACGAATACGAAAGCAACGATCAGAGGATCATCATAGCAGAGCCGGGCATGTTCAGGGGCAAGGTGGGCAGTTTCGATGCCGGGGCAATCCGGCCCGCCGCGTATCTCCTAGGATGGATGGAGGAGAACGGGATAGAATCGGTTACCGTCTCGATAGCTCCTTACACCGATGGTCGCCAGGAATTTCGCGCGGGAAAGATAGAGTGTCATATGTCCCCTCATTGAGCGTACCACCTCGCCCGAAAAGTATCGTCTATCTTGGCTTTGCTGCTGCCGCTTCCGGTCACTCTCAAAATTCTACTCTCGCCCGGCGGAATCATAGGTATTTGATCCGCCTGGGCGGAGATGTCCCGCTCCATGTTGAATGATACATCCTGAACAGTCATGGCCGCACCCGCCGGAGAATAAAACCGCACATAAACCGTGCTCCTCTTTTCCGTTCCGGTGAGGTAATAGGTCGTTTGAATTCCGCTCATAATCTCCGAGGCAGCAATGGCCGTGTGCCATGTCGAGCCATCAGTAGAATACTGAATGATGGGAGAACCCGCGGATACGGTTATGGTTGCCAGTAATTCAATCTCATCCTTCAGAGGATGCCCCTGGAAAAGATAATAGAAATAACCTCCCGCAGGAACAGAGACCTGCCCCCCAGCCAAAGAGCATAGGCTTTGCACCACGTCATACTGCCAATAATTATTGTTATTGAAATCATCGGCGTATGTGTGGACGAGGAAGTATTTTGCAGCGCCCTCTCTGGTTAGTTCAGAATATTCATTGGAAAGTAGGCCCGGGCCTAAGTAAAGACTTGTCTCTTCTGTGGCTCCATCCAGGCATTTTACTCGAGGGAATGTTAGCTGGGTTGTTCCATCTAGTAGCCCCCCTATCCGGAAAAGCATTGGTGCGGAAGCAGTGCCATAATTGTATTTGCTGAGGCTGTCTTGTGGTAGTGGGCAGGCCCCTAGATCAATCCCTTGATCCACATCATGATAGATATGTGGATCCTCCAGCCAGCATACTACCTTTGATGCCGGGCCAGAATACCGTTTATCCTTCAGGGGGTTGATGGACATCTTTTTGATATAGTAGAATCTGTCCGACCTCCCTGTATAGAGAATCATGTCCTCCGAATTATTATTACAATACACATGGAACGCCTGCCTAGCTTCGTCACTCAAGAAATATACATTGAAAGAGTACTCTGCTCCTATCAGGCCCTTATCTAGCAGGGTGGTCCTCCGCCCACCGGGGATTCGCTGATGAGAGCAATCTATATCAAAGCCTTTTGGGGCCGGATCTGCCACCCGTTCAGAGATATCAATTAGATTGCCGTTCTCAGGTCCGATCTTCCAGGAATGGAAATCCACAATATAGGCGGAGGTGGTCAGCGTGGATTGAGTCACTAATGCGATATAAGCATCAGTGGTTATATCTGAGGTGACATGTTCAGAGATATAAGCATTGGTGGGCAGTTCTAGCGGTGTCTGGATGCATATGTAGGCATTGGTGGGCAGCCCGGGCATAGTCACCGGACCACAAATGCTGGCATTGGTAGTCAGAGACCGCACAACAGGGGCCAGGATGGAGGCATTCGTGGTAAATGTCTTTGCTGCAGTTACCACTATGCTGGCATTGGTGGTGAATCCGAGAGCAGTAAGCACCGCAATATAGGCATTGGTGGGAAGAGCCGCATCTATGGCTTCAATGATGCTTGCATTGGTAGTAAATTGCCTTTGCCATCCATCCAAGATGTCAGCATCTGTGGTGAGAGATAACAGCGTTGCTTGCACTATTGTGGCATTGGTAGTAAAATCGGCTAAGATACGCTCTAAAATGGAGGCATTTGTGGTAAAAGGCAGCTCTTCATAGTTGCCTGATCTTATACCTATCCGGCCAATGCCTATTCTGCTGGTGCCAATTATCATAATGCCTCAAAAATAATTTTAGCTGGTGATGCTGTACCGCCAGTATATCGTGCCGTTGGGCAGGGAACCGCCGACTGCAGCCGACGTGGCCGTGAGTTGGAAGAACACATACTTGGAGATCCTTTGCGGGGATCCGAGCGGCCCCAAAGAAGCACCACCGCCGTTTAAGCCGACTGTCTTCATATTTAGCGAGGTATAGGTGGCAAAGAATGATGTTTTGGCGGCCACCTGATCGTGATTAGCTACGATCTCATCACCGGAGCCGTCCACTGTGCCCGTTGCTTGGTCATATGTGTCGCTAGTTTCATCTCCGATGTAGAGCGTTGCTCCAGTCCAAGATGGATCGCCGCCGCCATATATCTTTATATCTGAATATATATCTGAACCCGCGTCGGCATACAGCCCCACTGTTTTCCACCAGCCGTAACCAGTTGTCGCTGGTTTTGGGATAGGATATGTGGCATCGTTGACATAGAGATCGTTTGCCCGGTGCTTCAGATGCGTTATGGTGGTAGCGGTAGGACCACTTCCATTATATTCTTTTGTGACCACTGCCATATTCATTTCCTCTCAAATTTATATAAATCTCTTCTATCTTTGAAAGAGTAACTATAAGAGAAATTGCTAGATGATTCAAAAGCAACCTGCCCGTTCCAGGTACATAACTCCGCCCGGAATCCGTCTATTATCGGAAGGCCTGCCCAGGCGGTGGGCTGGGCCATATCATCCAGTTCAAATCCTCCTATGGATATCTTGCCGGGATCTGGCCAATCTCCCCGTTCCATTGCCATGATATAGCCGAGCCGGATAAGATCGCCCTGCAGATTCCTATGCAGATCCGTCCGGAGGAAGGCCGTGTATCCTGGTGGGACCTCAGCCTCTAGGGCAGCCTGGATAGAGAGATCCGATATTGGATCTATCCTTATCTTGGTTGCCTTGAGAAAGATCGGATCATAGCTATAATGGTCCTGGGCCGAGATCCAGCCGTCGGGAGTTCGAGCTATCCAGTAGTGGCTATCATATTCATGAATCATAAAAACCTCAGAAAAATTTAGGCCAGAGCAGATCTTATGGCAGAGTCCACCATAGCGTATATCTCATCGGCATAAGCTCTAATCGATAATTCGACTGGCAACATTACAGTCATTCCTTCGATGTCGCTTACTAATGACGCCCAGTCTGTCCTGGCCTGTTCGGTTTGAAGGGCTATAGTCATGTCAATCGGCTTGATCGACATCTCACTGAAAGCGTTATCGACCTCCTTTAAAGCCTCTGACAACCCGGCTATACTGGTCTCGATCTCCGTGATGTTTGCCCGCATCTGGTCTAGATCGAGAGAAGATAGCTCCTTCAGCCTGGCTTCTGTGGTGGTTTCCAGGTCGACTGCGCCGGAGGTTATCCGCATCGTTTCAGCCTTTGCAACGTCTCCTGAAAAGTCTGCCTGTTCCAGCTCCGAAAGTCCACCGAAAATATCAGGATGTGCCTGGATCATGTTCATGATCGCGGCTTGTGAATCGCCGTTAAACTGCCCGCCGTAAATGCTCCGCCGATCAAGCTCTTGACCGCTTTCTGTTTTCAGGATTACGTCAGATGAGCTGTTTGTGACTTCGAGTTCGGCGGCTATTTCTACTCCGCCTACTGTCGCGGTTCCGACTATCTCGCCCTGGCTAGTTTTCCATTTGGATTTGCCTTTGCCAACCAAGTTTTCGCTCATCGACTGGCTTGATTCATAGCTCACCTTTTCGCCGATGGCATGACCCATCCTTTCGCCAAGATCGGATGCGGCGGCGATTGCATCCGATTCTGACAATTTTATAGTATCCGCAGGAGCATTTTTCAGGCCAGAGCCTTTGATACCATCTGCCATCTCATTTCCAGCATCTTCGCCCCAAACCCTGGCATTGACGTCTCCAAAGAAGTCGAATATACCACCAGCTGCATCTGATACACCCCCAAGACCCGCTTTTTCTCCAAGCGTGCCAAGAGCATCGGCGGTCCCCTTAATCGCAGTTGGAATGGCATTAGTCAGGCCATCTACAATCTTGTCAAAAACTTCAGTAACTTTATCGTGTAGATTTCCAAAAGAATCCCCTATGTCGTCTACATATCCGGCTACCGTCTGAAAAGCGTCAGAATCCGCTCTCATCTCGGCTATCTCATCTCGGATGGCCCCAGCATACTTTCCCCCAAGCTCAAAGGCCTTGTTGATGGCCTCAGAGCCTTTCACCAGACCGTCAAGCTGCATTCCGGAAAGAGTTCCCACCAGTTCGACTACATTACTAATTCCGGTTGTTAGCGGCGAGAGCGTGGTTGTCAGAGGTCCCCACAGGTTCTCGCCAATCTCCCGCACTTTATTTAGGCCATCGGCCAGAGGGCCTGCGACGGCATTGGCAATATCATTGATTGGCCCGCCGATGTCTATTAGCATGGTAGATACAGTATTTTTCAGCTCCTGCAGGCCTGATTTGGCATTATCAGCACCCGCCTCGAAGGAGTTGCCTATGGACTCTCCCTTTTCGCCTGCAGCTACAACTTCTTCGATCTTGCCGCGCCATTCGTCGGTGTGACCGATCATCTTCTTGAAGAAGTCGTCCCCATAGCCACCTCCCAGGATGCCAGCCGCCTTCGTAGCCTCTGCAGGATCTAGCTCTTCCAGAGCATTCCCCAGCCGAAGGACCGTATCGCTGGGATCGGTGGACATCATCTTCGAGAATTCGTCTGTGGTGACGCCCAACAGCTCTGCTGCACGACCCTGAGCCTCTATGCTGCCCTTGGTGGTGCCGGTTAGCTGTGTCAGCGCGGCGTTGAAGGAACCAGCTGCTAATTGGCTGCTAGAGAATACCGAAGCCGTCGCCCCGCCCCAGCCAGCCAACTCATAAGCGGATCCGCCAAGGAGGGATAGAGCCCCTGCCGTCCTGGTCGAGAAATCAAGGACCTCTGCCTCCGTGGCATTCATGCTGTTTCCAGCATAGTCCACAGCAGAGCCGAACTTGCGAGCAAAATCTGCTGAGTCGCCCACTCCTTCGGGTAGCGCCTTGAGCTGGGATTGGACCTTTCCTACCGCAGTAGCGGCCTCTTCAGCCGGGATGTCAAAGGCTGAGCCCATTTGCAGGGCGACTTTCGTGTAGCCGGCGATGGAATCTTTCTCTATACCGAGGCTGCCCGCCGCTTTGGCCACGCCCTGGATCTCGGACATGGTCGTAGGCATAGTGGCATAGAGGTCCTTCAGCTCTTCATTCAGGGCTGCAAATTCTTCAGTGCCCTTCGCCATCTCGGTGGTCTTGGCGATGCCAGACATACCGGCTTCCCAGGCCATTGCGGCATCCGAGGCGGATTTGGCTATGACGGCCCCGCCCGCTATTGCAGCCAGAGCTACGACACCAGTAGGACCGAGGGCGGTAGCGACGCCTTCAAGAGCTGTACCAAGAGGCCCGAAGCTGGAAGTAATGTTTGAGATAAACGTCTGGCCGATGTTCCGCCCTGCAGTAGCCCAATCGCCGCCAGAGAAGGCTCCAGCTATTCCCGCGCCCATCTGGCCCTTAATGCTTGTCTCTATGCCGGCCACGCCGCTAGTAGCTATTGATTTGGCCTGGTTAATGTCGGTGCTGAGTCGGGATATGTCAGCATCTATAATTGCAGTAATTCGTCCAGCTTCTTCTGACATTGTTCAGGTCCAGGAGTTATATCTGTCTATATAGTCTTGAGAAGTCTGTTCAGGCTGCTTGGGCTCCGGAGAGGTATTGTAGAATTCTCTGAAATTCCCAAGCTTGCCGTTCCATGCTAAAGAGAATGCTGCGCCAGCGCAATAGCCCGCGAAAGCTGCCAGTTCTCGATCTCTGGCTATCGCCCTCTGCTGATGTTCATAGAGGGCGGTAAGCTCATTGATTGATAGTTTGTACAGTTCAACTAAGGGCAGTCCTAGCTCGATGAGGCCGATTCGGTGGACTTGCTGCCAGAAATCTTCTTCAGCTTCTCCTCCGCTTCGGCTAGAGCTGTCTTGCCTATCTCCCTCTCTATCTCCTCCATCCGCCTGGCCCTGGCTATATTTTCCTGCCAGATCTCGATAGAAGAAGGGTCATTCTTCTCCAAATAAGCTTGATAGATGCCGGCCTGCAACTCCTCGAGGGAACCGCCCGCATCGAGATAGGCGTCTATGGCCTGGGAAGCTTCGGAGGGTTCGCCCTTCTTTCCATCCAGCGATGACAAACCTGTTGCAGCTGCAATAGCCGCTTCCATGATATCTGAGATCTTGCCGAATGCAGCGAGGATGCTACCGGTATGTACTGGGATGGTGACCACCTGGCCGCGCTCATTCTTCTGCTCCAGCCTGATATCCATTCTCTTCAGTATTGCCCGGCTATCTCTCTCAAATTTCTTCATAGCTCCGAAAGTCCACCGAAGCTCTTCACCATTTATTAGTACAGGTTCCATTTTATTACACACTCCTGAGTGCCGCTCCTCATTCTAAGTACAGCTCTCCCGCGCCTTTTACGGTTATGTTCTGCTTTTGCGCGTCGTTTGGATCGGCCATTATGTGGTCCACTGTGGTTATAGCCCCCTTCCCGATAGCATACGGAGTCGAGGCCAGGATGCTATAGAATTTCCACAAATATTTTTCTGTTAGCATGGATATAGGAAGTCCGCCATCATAATAGAACGTCCCTGCCTCTAATTCCCAGGCCCAAGCTCCCTGGATGGAGGATCCCCAACCATCATCATCAACTGATGTGGTGTCGATGTCCTTTGCTGAGATTTTAAGTTTTCCGTCGAATAGGCCCCAGACCTTCCTGAAAGCCAGTTCGCTCCGCCGGACGCAATCGACGGTCACCGTTTCTCCGGTTTGGTCAACATCGAAGGTCACCTGACCTTTTAGACAGTTTACGGAAAATCCTGATGTCTGCTCGACGGCTCCTATGTAGACAGTGACATCCTCATCCTCATCCCAATACCGCTTGCCAGATGCGGCCTGGAATGTCAGGCCGTCGCCTGAATCGGTCATAGCCAGGCCGGTTTCTGTGACTCCATTTGCGGCGGTAGTTTCGGACAGTGCTCCTGTGACTCCTGCGCCGGTCGAACCGGGAGGAAGGCGGGCCTCGAACAAAGCAAATGCGGTAGGAGATGCATTGACCGCGGCAACGATCTGAGCGGCGGTGCTTGTCGCCGTTCCCCCTACATTAGTAGCACTGTTGATGGTAAGGACCGCACCCACTACGGACACAGAAAGGGGCGTATTATTCCCGGAGACAACTATCTTAACTTTGTTAGTTGCTCCGTTTTTGGACACAAAGCATATGTCCCTGTTGGAGCCAAGAGCGGCGGTAACAACGTACTCCTCTGGCTCATCACGAAATAGAGCGGCAGAGAGGCCGCTCACAGCGTCAGTCATGAACCAACCTCACGGCAGCAGAGCCAGAGCTCCCCGGCCCTTGATCGTCCAATCCGCTTTCTGCTGAGTTTTAGTACCGGCCAACGTCAGGTCATTGGTACCTACGCCGCCTTTTCCGCTCCAGCCTACTGGGGTGCTAGTGGGTGTGCCGCTCTGGAGGATCTTGCAGAATATATCAGAGCCAGCTATTACTGCATCTCTTAGGAGCTGATAAGCGGCGTCGCTCATAATGAGGTTGTTAGTTATTGAGCATTCCCAGCTCCTAGCCCCCTGGATGGAGGATCCCCAGCCGTCATCATCCGCGTTGGATGTATCGATATCTGCTCCGGAAATCTTTAGCTTCATGTCGGACAGTTCAGCCAGCTTAACATAGGTACCGCCAACCGTGCCGCATACCCACATTGAGCCGGTCATTCCACTAATAGCTGATGTCATATCTATACCTCGAAGTATTGCTTTTCCGCACCAAATCGCGGTTTATAATAATGTTGAAAAACTATTATTAGAAAAAATTGAATTGCGATAAAAAGTACATCTTTTTATGCTCCTTTCATAATCTCAAAATTCTGATAGAAGATAGTCCGACCCCTCGCATCTGCTTCAAGCTTGCAGGGCACCCCACGGGCCTGGACGTGGATATACTGGTGGCCGGATAGAGCTATATCATGTAGGCCATGTAAGGCTACATCTATGGCCTCTGCTTTGGTCTGGGCGGCGCTGTAAGTGGCCGCTCTGACTTCTACATGGAGATCTGGGTATTGAATGTCACAGAACAGCTCCTTGGAGCGACCCGGCCGGGCATAGAGGGCTATCAGAGCGTCCGGGCTATCGGGCATTTCGCCTATGTAGATCGTGCGGGTGGCCGCAGTACCAGGATAGACCCCTACACCCGCTGAATTGAGCTGCGCTGCTATATCTTCCAGGAAACTAATGATCTTCCCTCCTGATCAGGATCTTTCGTTTCGGACGGCATCTCAATTTCTCGTCTATGATGCTCCTCAGGTAGAGAAGGTCCGCCAGTCCAGATCAGTGAATCGCATCCTAAAACCTCGGCTGAAGCCAGCCCCAGCCTGTAAGGATCGTCAGGAGCATTAGACCCGCCACGATACCGGATCGCCAGATCTCCAGTGAGGATACGCGGGTGTTCAGGCACTTCATCTCATCACAGTGGCCTTCCATTTTCTGGCGGATCCATTTGATATCCGTCCTGAGTTCCCGGATATCGAGCTCACTTTCATCGACCGCCATCTAGCCTCGACTACTTCCAGCCACTCATGGCCTCGTCGGTGTACTTCCGCAAGACGGCGAACAGCGCCCCCAGTATGACCATTACCGCGCCAATGAACTCGGCCGAAGGCACGAATTCGCCGCCCTGGAGGATGGTCACAATGCCCAGCAAGATGACTGCGAGGGCCGCCTTGATCGTCTTGCTATCGGACACGCCTTTTGTCATCAGTTGCCTCCGGGGAATGTCTTGATAGAGCCTTCTGCCTTGGACAATCTCATGAATCCAGAAGTGGCTATTACCGCCTTGGTGGAGGTGGTAGTTCCTCTTATCGTGCTCTTCCGCTCTTCCAGGTTCTTGTCTGCCTCTTCCTCGATCTCATCCAGAATCTTCTCTATGTCGCTGTCATCGTCTGGCAGGAACCCGGCGGCGATGTCCACCGACTGAAGCTCATTGATCTCTTCCATTGCCTTCGCCTCGCGGCGATCAATGAAGGCCATCATCCTGGCATTCTTCTCTCTGAATCTGGCTATGCCACCCTGGAAGACGCAAGATACGCCTTTCAGGTCTGTATTGATCCTTTCGTCTGCCATTTTTTGTATCTCCTCAGTATTCATTTTGTGCCGGGAACTTCCCGGCGCTTGCTATCGACTGTTCTTTCTCGCTGTTCCAGCCAAGAATTGCGATCTTCTGCTTCCGCATCCGGTTCCAAACTTTTTTGGGCTTGTAGCCGAACCTTTTCTCCCATTGCTCAGCAGT